AGTAAAGATAATAATAACTCTAGCGAGTTATTTAAGCCCGAGCAGGAAAAACCTAAAAAGAAGCCTTCAAAACCAAAAACCGAATTTATAGCCCCTACCCTGGAACAGGTGAAAGATTACTTCCGTGACAAGCTCCCGGACTGGGAGCAGCAGGCAGAGATATTCTTCTACCACTTCGATGCGCTAAGCTGGAAAAACACCAACGGGGCTAAAATTGAACGATGGGACAGCCGGGCTAACCTTTGGATAATCGAAAAAAGACTTCAAAATGGAAACAAGCCTACAAAAACAGATCACTGTGATAATGTCTCCAGGACAGATACCTCAATCCAGGAAAAAGCCGGAGACACTGACACCGCTCCAGCAGACCTTGAGAAATGGATCAACAGCCTCCCAATTGGTTGACGACTGGTCCGGCACGCAAGCCCAGCTGAATTGTAACCTGACATTAGCACAAGCAATCAGGATTGAGGGTATTCCCACCCTTGCGGACATCAATGTTGTCTTCGGCAACGCCACATCAGTCAGGATTATCACAGAGCACCTGCAATCAATCCTCCGATACGCAGGCATTGATATCGCACCTCAACAACTTGCCGAAACGGCGCTAAGCATATTGGCCAGCTATTATTTTCTCAATCTGGCCGAGCTTTGCATATTCTTCACACAGCTTAAAAACGGAAGCCGTGGACAGTTCGTCTGGGGAAACAGGATAAACAACCAGTCCATTATGGTAGCCCTATCGGACTTTTGCAGGGATAGAAGAGACGAGCACGTCAAACTGTCCAATGAAACCGCCATGAAACAATCCCAAAAAGGTTTCACCCGGATAGAAGATGCAGCGTGCGCCATGATTGAGGGAGTAAAAAACATTCAGGAACTCAAAAAAAAGGCTAAAAACGATTTCAGCGCCTTCACAGAACTTTTTCCTAACGTTCCAAACAACCATACTGCCTACACCTATTGGAAGGCATACGGGGGAAATGAGGATGCAATACGGGCTATATACGGAGATAATGCACCACCTCCCAATATAGCAAGCGACGATATAGGAAAATTCTTATGCGAGTATAACATCAGAATCAATCACAAATAAATATTATCAACCACTTCAAAATTAAGTAACCATGGCAAGTAATGAAAGTTTCAAACAGGCAATCAAAGCCTATCTGGACAAACGGGCGGAAGAAGATTCACTGTTCGCCCCCAAATATGCGAATGAGAAGAAAAGCATTGATGAATGCTGTAGTTATATCATGGGTGAAGCCAGGAAGCGTGGTAACGCCGTAGCGATTTCAGACGAGGAGGTCTACGGGATGGCAGTGCACTACTATGATGAGGACGATATCAAAATAAACCGGCTGCCTGCCGGAGAGAAAACGTCCGTATCATCCTCCGCCAAACCTGTGGAACTCACCGAAGAAGATAAGAAAGCGGCACGTGACAAAGCAATCGCACGGCTGGCGGAAGAACAATACCAGACACTCAGGAAGAAAAACGTCCGAAAGAAAGCGGATGATAATGTCCAACAAATGAGCCTGTTCTAATCATGAAACCGAGAACGAAACTTGAGAAACGTGTAACCGAACTAAGCGGCAAACTGTCCGCCGTTACCGAAGTACAAAAAGAATGGGCGAAAGAACATATATTCACCCACGAAGCATATAGGTGCAAGGATGAGCTATGGTGTTCCGAGTGCGGCGGAACATGGATAGACACAAGCAATAGCGAGCTGGGAACCACCCTGCTCGGTGATACGACCGAATGCCCATACTGCCACCACAAACTGGACGCAAAGGTCAGCCGGAAACGAAAAGTCGAGGAAGAAAAGTATATGTCCATCTTACAGACCGCCGGAGAGTTCCAAATCATAAGACATATACTATGCTGCAAGTACGTCAGAAAAAGGAATTTTGATTTGAACAGCAGACAGGATTATATTCACTATACTTTCTTTGAAGTGGTTCAGGAATGGATCACCGTCGAGGGGAAACGCACCATCATGGCAAAACCGATGAATATGGGAAGCAGCGGATGGATATATTCGGAACCACTGAGCATAAAGGGTGAATACGGCAGTTACAGCTGGAATTATCGTGGAGACCTATATGCGATATGGGGATGGATATATCCAAGAAAGAAACTGATCTCGGAATTGAGAAAGCGGGGAATCGGGAAACGGTTCCCCGATGTACCCCCCTCAAAACTTGTACGAGACCTTCTGAAAGGTGGCAATGATGCGGAATTATGTATCAAGACCGGACAGACGGATATGTTAAAGCACATGTACAAAACGGGCTATTACCAACTCCGATATAAACCGTCCTTCAACATCTGCAACCGCAACCGTTATATAATCAGAGATGCAAGCATGTGGAATGACTATATAAGCCTGCTGTCCTATTTCCACAAGGATCTGCATAACGCCAAATACGTATGTCCCAAAAATTTAAAAGCCGAGCACGACAGATTACTAAGAAAGAAAAATGAAATTGAGGCAAGGCAAAGAAGGGAAAGGGACAGAATAAAGGCTATCCAAAAAGAAAAGCAGCTCAAGGAGGATATAGCATCATTCTACAACCGGATGGAAAGATTCTTCGGCATGGAAATCAAAGGCGACGGCATAACCATCCGTCCGCTTGAAAGCGTAACCCAGTTCTACAAGGAGGGCAAAGCCATGCACCATTGTGTATACGCCAACAGGTATTACAGACGCAGTGAATGCCTGATCATGACAGCCATAGCCGGAGAAAAACATGTGGAAACCATCGAAGTGAATCTTAAATCTTTTCAGATAGTACAGTCAAGAGCCGTATGCAACGGAACATCAGAGTATCATGACCGCATTATAAGGCTTGTGGAAAAGAACATGAGTTTAATCAAAAAAAGAATAGCATAATGAAAGATTATATAGAATTTTTGAAAGACAAGATGGCAATCAGCCATCAGACAGGATTTGAAGTTAAGGCTGATGAACTTACCCCGTACTTATATCCCCATGTGAAAGATACAGTACGTTGGGCTGTTTCCGGCGGTTGCAGGGCGATATTCTCCAGCTTCGGTATGCAGAAGACCGTAACTCAGTTGGAGATACTGCGGGTGATCCTGAACCGCACAGGAGGCAAAGGGTTGATAGTTTGCCCCAAGCGTGTAGTAGTGGAGTTCCTGACACAGGCCGAAAAGCATCTGGGCATGAAAGTGAACTATGTACGTACTATGCAGGAGGTAAAGCAATGTCCGACCAATATCATGGTGACAAACTATGAACGTGTCCGTGACGGTGAAGACGGAATAAGAATAGAACCTTCCTACTTTACCGTTACCTCATTGGATGAAGCGAGCGTATTACGTGGATTCGGGACCAAGACCTATCAGGAGTTTCTTCCTCTGTTTGCAGAAGTTCCGTACAGGTTTGTTGCCACTGCCACGCCATCACCCAACAGATACAAGGAGCTGATACACTATGCCGGCTACCTTGGAGTGATGGATACCGGGCAGGCACTTACAAGGTTCTTCCAGCGAGACAGCACGAAAGCGAATAACTTTACCCTTTATCCGCACAAGGAAAAGGAGTTCTGGCTATGGGTATCTACATGGGCGTTGTTCCTCACCAAACCGTCCGACCTCGGTTATCCCGATACTGGATATGAACTGCCGGAACTTCGTGTACATGAAGAAGTCGTAAGCGTGGATAACTCCACTGCCGGTACCGACCGTGACGGACAAGTGAAGATGTTCCGTGAAGCTGCTCTCGGACTTGCTGATGCAGCGAAAGAACGCCGGGATAATATGTCTGAAAAAATGGCCCGTGTGGTGGAAATCATTAACCGCCCCGAAAATAAAGATGAGCATTTTCTACTATGGCATGACTTAGAAAAGGAACGTGAAGAACTTTGTCGGGTTATTCCCGGATGCAAGGCTGTGTACGGCTCACAGAATGATGAAGAAGCCGACAAGGTTATATCTGATTTCAAAGATGGCCGTTTGAAATACCTTGCAGCTAAACCCGAAATGCTTGGTGAGGGTTTGAACTTCCAGTACCACTGTCACAAGGCAATCATGTTTATCGACTACCGTTTCAACGATAAGTTCCAGGCGATAGCCCGTATCTACCGATTCATGCAGAAACATCCAGTTGACCTCTACTTGGTCTATGCGGAAAGCGAGGGAGAGATATACAAGAGCTTCATGCAGAAATGGGCACAACATAAGGAGATGGTAGCCAAGATGACCGGCATAGTACGTGAAAACGGACTGTATGGGCTGAAAGCGAAAGAGAAGATGATGCGGTGGATGTTCGCCAGTCGTGAGGAAAAATTCGGTAAACTTTGGAAAGCGATCAATAACGACAATGTTCTTGAATGTCAGAAGATGGAAGATAATTCGGTAGATCTGATTGTAACCAGCATCCCGTTTTCCAACCACTATGAGTACACTCCGACCTATAATGATTTCGGACATAATGAGGACAACGGCAAGTTCTTTGAGCAGATGGATTACCTTACGCCTGAACTTATGCGCATATTGAAGCCGGGGCGGTTGGCTTGCATCCATGTGAAAGACCGTGTACTGTTTGGTAATGCCACGGGCGACGGCATGCCCACCATTGACCCCTTCAGCGAAATGACAGTATTCCACTACATGAAACACGGCTTCCGTTACATGGGACGTATCACGGTGGATACGGATGTAGTAAGGGAGAATAACCAGACTTACCGACTTGGCTATACTGAAATGTGTAAGGACGGTTCAAAGATGGGTATCGGTTGCCCGGAATATGTTCTTCTCTTCCGAAAACTACCTTCTGATACCTCACGTGCATACGCTGACTTGCCGGTGACAAAGAACAAGAGTGAATACTCGTTGGCCCGCTGGCAGATAGACGCCCATGCAAGTTGGAAATCATCTGGCAACTCCCTGTTAAGCTATGAGGACATGAAAGGTGCTGGTATTGACAAGATACGCCATCTGTTCCGTAATTATGAACGCGAGCATATCTATAACTACGAGGAACACGTTGCATTTGCCGAAGAGTTGGAATCCTACGGTAAGCTGCCAAAAACCTTCATGGCCGTTGACCCGGTAAGCAAGAAGCCCTGGATATGGGATGATGTCACCCGTATGCGCACGCTTAATACCAAGCAGTCACAGAAGAAACGGCAGAACCACATCTGTCCCCTTCAGCTCGATATCGTTGAAAGACTGATTGAACGGTACTCAAACAAGGGTGAGCTGGTGTTTGACCCCTTCGGAGGTATCGGCACAGTACCTTATTGTGCCATCAGACTGAAACGTAAGGGATTATCTACTGAACTGAATTATGACTATTGGAAAGACAGTCTTTCATATCTGTATGAGGCGGAGATGGAAGTTAGCGCACCCACATTGTTTGATTTGATGGACAGTGCCGTATGAACATCTATCATACAGAACCCAGATTCGACTGCGAGAAATTCGCTCCATGCGGGCGCATCTCCCTGCACAAATGCCGGAAATACAAAGGCAGACTGGATGAATGCAGGGGATGTACGCTTGTACACCGTAAAGCCAAGACGGTTGCAGGTACGGAAGCCGGAAGAAAGGTTTGTCCGCATTGCGGACGTTCCCTTCCGCTCCACCGGTTCTATAACAGGACTGTCAGATGTGGGGATAAGGAATACCGATGTCTCACCTCCTGGTGCAAGATGTGTATGAGTGAAGTCGCAGCGGAAAGAAATCGTAATAATTAATTTAAGTTTCCAATGAAAAATGTAACGAAAATAGCCAAGAAGTCAGCCGGACTTAGCCAAAAATGTTCGATTTGTCCACTTATGCGAAGATGTACTTTAGAAATCCATAGAGCTTGTTTTGACAGCTTTGTGGAAGGTTTCAAGAAAGGGGCCAGAGCTGCTGAAAAAGAAATAAACAAGAAATTCAAAACAGGAAAGTAATGAATAAGATAGTAATCGAAGTAACCTCTAACGGATGGGAAACAACCGCAACCATTAATGGTAAGGAGTATAAAGAGAAGCATGTTGCAACAGCATTTGGATCTGAAAGTGTTGAAGGTAATTTTGAAAGCGAAGATGATATACCGAAAGAAATATATGACGCTTTAAATTCATC